CAGGGTGGTTACGATTGCCAGGTTGGCTTGCTCGGAGGTCAGGCCGCGCTCGATCAGGTCATCGACCACTTTGTCGTCGACCTTGAAGCGCTTGCCCAGCGCGCGAATCGAGATGCAGCGGGCGCGCTCGGCTTTAACGCCGCGCTCCTGCTTCTCGGCGTCTTCGTCGCCTTCACGCATATCGCCAGCAGCAGGCGGAGCGTTGGGCTGGGTTTCACCGTCTTCGCCGTCAAGGCCGTCGCCGGTCCCTTCGTCGAGCGTATCCAGAGCTTCTTCCAGCTCAGCTTCGATTGCCTCGAGCTGCTCCTGGGCGTCTTGAATCTTGGCTTCGTCTTCCACCTCACGCGCCATCTTCACGGCGGCGCGGGCGACGGTCAGAGCCGTGCGGATTTCCTTGATAGAACGTGGCATATCGGGCTTCCCCTTGTATCGAGTGATTACATCTGCGGTGAACGTGCGGGGCGTCACGCCGCCGCGTACTTGCGCGCCAGCGTCAAAAGGCACCGGCACGAAACTGAGTTCTAGTGGTTCCCAGTCGATAGCGACCAGGCGATCCGGTTGGCCTTCCTCGCCGATCACACGCTCATAGCGGTAAACGACATAGCCAACGGAGATGTTGCGGATGATGCCGGACTTGATGTCGTTCCAGATGCCTTCCAGCTCTGCGCGGCTGCTGATGCGGATAACGGCATGACCCAAGCCGTCTGCGATCCAAGCGTCTTCAACCACGCCAATCTGGTTGCGCAACTCGTAGGACTGGTGAGCATCAAGAACTGGGGCGCCAGACTTCAGTCGGCCAAGGCGAACACTAGCATCATCGACGCGCAACGATTCGAGATAGACCTCGCCGTCCCATTCGCAGCGCTCGCCCTCGGCACCGGTAGTCCAGACGATCTCGACGGTGCGTTCTTCCTCGTTGACCGTGGAAGGCACGAATGCCGCACGCGTCGCACGCTGCGGCAAATTGACCTTGCTTTTTTTCTTCCCAGCCATTAGGAGGCCCCCTGATTTTCGGGAAGTGTATCAGCTGGCGCGCCAGTGGCAACAGCGGCCCCGGCCTTGGCCACGTTGCGCGGGTCGCCGTCAAAGATCAGCTTGGCGCCGTCGAGCATCTGGTTGTCGTGCACGATCTGCTCGATGTGCTCTTCGGTGTCGTTGATACCGCGTTCTTTGAGCATTTCGGTGAACGACAGCGCGCCAATGCGCATTTCCTTTTCCAGGGCGTCCAGTTCCTTGGTTGGGTCGATCAAATCGCGGCGCGGCGCCACCCAAGAGCAGTTGATCGGCATGTCCCAGCCGCCAGGAACCAGCATTGCGCCTTCGTTGAACCACTGCCAAATGCGGTCGCAAAGCTGCGGAACCAGCATATTCCAGCGCCAAACGTCGATATTCCTGCCGAATTCAAGCCATCCCATGCGGCCGCTGGTGAAGTTCACGCCGCCCAGGTCACCGGTCAGAACCTCGTATGGAATGCCCAGGCCGACAGCGGTAGCGCGCAGCGACTGCCGCGAATATGCGTCATAGCCGTTGAACGTTGGCGGCGTGCCGAAGGTGACCGACTCGCCGGCGCCGATTCGTTCAATAAGCCCAGGCTCAATGCGCTCGATAAGTGGCGGCTTAGCCAGCCCTGCAGGTCCATTGCCCAAATCGTCTGTCTGGATGATTGCAGCGAAACAGGCAGCGATCTTGGCCTGCTCAATTACCGCGTCTTCCATCTCGTCGAAGTTGCGCATTCGGAGAATGACCGGCGCCATCCACGAATAGCCGCGGGTCTGTCCAGGGCGCTTGCGGCGGAATACGTGGGCGATGTCTTCTGCTGGTATAGGCTCGCTGACGCTGCTGGCGCGCAAGGAACGGATGTTGCCGCCGGGGTGCTGGGGGAAGAGCCAGTAGTTGATCAGCTCGCCCGCTGCGTTGTACTCGAGCCCCTGCTCGATGTAGCCACCATTTCCCATGACGCCGTTCTTCGAGTCATCGATGTAATCGGCTTCAAGAATCTGAAGCTGGAAATTCAGCACGTTCTTGCCCGGCGTCCACACACGACGAAACAGAACCTCGCCGCTTTCGGGGATCGACTGCATTGCCAATTCTTGCAGGGCGTACAGGTTGCCCATGCCGGTGGCGTCACACGCTGTTGTTTCGGCCCACTGCTTCCACATCTTCAGCGCACGCCGCTTCATGCGCTGCGTGCCAACTGGGTCAGGGACTATTCCGTAACCCACGACGTTGGCAGCGATGGCGTTTATCCCGCGTTCGGCATATGGGTTGTCGCGGCGCATGGAACGGGCTCGGTCGCGGAGCAACTGCTGGCCCTGGCCAATTGGCGTGTTCGCGTCGCTGCTCGTGGTGCGCCAGCCATCGGTGCGCCGGCCACGGCTGGCGGCTTCGAATTGGCGCAGGGTTGCGCGGGCCACTGCGCGCGCCAGGCCTGCTTTCGGGTTAAGCAGGCTGACAAGGGAATCAATGGGGTTCTTCATGGGCAGCACCGCCCGTCAACGTTGAACCGGTCGTGACACTCGCCGCCTTCCTCGCGCGCGCCGCATGCAGCGGCCGGCGTGTAGCCCTTGCTGAATCCGGCATAGGTGCGGCTACGGCGGTTGTTGCCCAGACCAAGCTCACCCGCCAGGAAGCGCAAGATGCGGAACATCTCGTCGAGGCTGCGGTACGTCACGGACTTGTTGCCGCCAGGGTGCGAATACGAAACGGACTGTGCGCCCTGCATGATCGCGGCCCGCAACTCGTAGTAGTTTTCGAGCGTGACCGGTTGATATTCGAGATCGGCCATTATCTGCGGCGCCTCCAGTAGTTTGATTGACGACGGGTTTCTTGCTGTTCGGTGGGCGTGTTGTCGTCGTCGTCGACAATGCCCAGCGATTCCTCCAGAGCAGACCATTGATCGTCGGTCCAGCTGTCAAGCCCCTGCAGGTAGGCCGCAGCGCGAGCATATACCGTGCAGTCCAGAACCTCCACCCGCGACCGGGTTGGCTCCCAGCTGTTGACCAGCCTGCCCTTCACCCGCTTCGTCATCATCTGTTCGCCCGTCAGCTGCTCGAAGAACTCCTGATCCAGCTCGGGGAAGTGGATGTAGCCGCGGCCCATTGGCTTCTCGGGGTCACGCACATAGCGTAGCTGGGCGAACAGCTCCGCCTTGGCAATGTTCAGGGATACGTGCCAGAGCTTCGTCGAGCGCGCGGCCCGCTGCCCGTTCTGCTTGATCTGCACAGGCTTGGCGCTGCTGATCAACAGGCTGCCCATCTGAGCGCCCTTGACCGCCATCACCGTGCCGTGCGGCTGGCTGGCGCACCAGTCGTAGACCGTCATCGTTTGGTCACCAGAGTCGACCGCCATCATCCCGATTGGCATGGCCACGCCCGAATGCTCGTGTGGGTAGTAGCTTTCGCGCAACTCGCGCAGCTTCTCCCATGGACCGCCGGGAATTGTGGTGTCGCTGGTGTCGCCGTGGAACTGCCGGTGATCAATAACCCAGCGCTCCAGGTTCCTGCCCCAGGCGTAGACAACGACCTCGATCCATCCGGCGCCGTCCGGGCCGCGCTGAACGTCCGCTCCGCAGGTGATGTACAGGCCGCCTTTCGGAACAAGCTGCAGGGGGTAATCCTCTCGACGCTCATACAGACGCCTCCAATCCGGCGCCTCGCCGCGGTCTTTCCACGTCTCGGCCAGCACCGTGTTCACGAAAGCTTTCAGCTTGGCGACGTTACCCTGCGCTTCGTCCCACTTCTGCGCAATCTCTGCCCATGCCAACCAGCCCACAGGGCTATATAGTCCGTTGATGTGATAGCCGCGGCGGTTGGTGTTCCCTGGGTTCGTTGGCACCCACTCGCCCCGCTCGAGCATCTCGGTCTTCTGCCATTCCTGAATTGGCTTGCGGCAGCACTGGCAATCGTAATGCACAAGGTCAGGGCGGCCGCTTGGCCACTTCAGCTGTTTGAACTCGAACCGTATTGCCTCTTTGCAGTGCGGGCACGGCATCATGAAATAGCGCTGATCACTGTCTTCGAATAGCGAGGCTATCCGGCTGTGGCCTTCGACGGTCGGCGTCGAAGGAATGTATATTTTCTTGCGCTTGCCGAATGCGTTGCAGCGTGCACGCGCCAGGGTTTCAGGGTCACCCTGCTGGCCGATCTCCACGGCGTATTCGTCGATCTCGTCCATGATCAGGAATCGGATGGATGCCGAGCGCAGGCCGGCGGTTGAACTGGCCCACTTGAACAGCCAAATACCGCCGGGGAATTCCTTTTCCTCCAGCGTGTTGCCGCCTGATTGCGACCGCGCCTTCGGTACCTTCTCGGCCAGCTCCGGCGTCGATTCGAGCATCGGGTTGATCTTCTGGCGAACGTTCCGGTTAGCCAGATCCTGGGATGGCTGAAGGTACAAGCCGGGGCCGGGCGCATGATCGATCACGTAGCCAACCAGGTTATTTGCAGCTTCCGTGAAGCCAAGCTGCGCCCCCTTCATGGCGCACTGCTCTTCCACGCCGCTCTGAATCGACATGTTGTCCATGATCTCGCGCAGGTAGGGCGTTCGATCCGTTCGCCACTGCCCAGGCTCCGGCGAGCCCCTGGCGTCAAGCTTGCGGAATCCATCGGCCCATTCGCTAACGCTTAGCACCGCATCCGGCATCAGGCCGCGGGCGAAGGACTGCCGGTATTCCTGCTCGCCATTCAGGTGGGGCTTTAGCTCAGGTAGCAGCATGCTGGTCATCCGCAGCCACCTCCTGGGCAAGCTTGCTGAGGGCGTCGCGGAACTCGCGGTGAAGCATCTGGCGAATGCGGGCGGGGTCGGTGATTGATGCCAGCTGGTCGGGCATGCGCTCTTCGATAAGCAGCAGGGTGTCGCGTACCTGGCGGGCAACTGCGAACGCTGCACGGCTCACTTCCTCGCGGGGCACATGGGTTCCGGCCGCCGCCTCTGCTTTGGCCTGCGCCGCCATTGCTTCGAAGTGCTCGCGCCGCTGCCGGCTGATGTGCACACGAGGAAGGCCGGTGCCTGGGTCAATCGGGGATTCTTCTTGCCATTCACCACCGGGGCTTGGCGGGATCTTTGCGATGGGGGTTTTCTTCGGCTTCGCGTTGCGCGTTGCTGGCGGCGTGAATTCTGGCGCCGTGGGTGGCCGGTGTTTCGCCGCGGTGTTCTTCTCCCATTCCAGGTGCGCCAGCTCAACGTCGTTGATCATCGGCTTCCCGGTCGCGCCCATGCTGATTGATTTCTTCAGCCGGCCATCATCGACCGCCTTCTGCACCGCCTGCCGGGAGCAGCCGCGCAACTTCGCGTAAGTGAACAGGTTCATCAATTCCATGGTGTAACTCGCCTGATCCGCGCCGCTTGGCGCTCGTGGTCGGTTGCCGCATGCCAGATTTGGCGGGGCTTTCAGGCATTGTAACAGTTACATTTTTCAGGCAGCGCGATTTTTGGGCCGTGCGAATACCG